CCCGAAAGGGGCCCTGGGCGCAGTGCAGTACATCTACTCTCTGAGTAGCCCGCAGTGCAGGCTATGTTGAGAGCAATTAGGGGGAGTTCATACCCCCTAGGACCATAAAGGAGCTCTGTTGCCTCTGCCTCAGTCTACCAAGAGAAGGGCTCTCCATGCGGAGGGTCCCGACTCGTACTTTCGAAATTCCGTCCAAGTAGGGACGGGACCGGTGTCAACATCGGTCTCCGTTACCAAATGGGCGGGTTCGTCAGCACAGAAACTGTGGCAGGGGGTGCAGGAAACTGCATCTGAGCAGCACCCCGGTTGGCGTAAGAATACGTCAGCCGGTGATGTTGGAGGTAACTTCACTACTACACGAAAGCTCTTGGAAACCGGTCTGGTTTCTCAGGATCTTAGTGCTAGGCAGGTGAGCTCGCCGATTGTGAACAATCGGCAATATGCAGGCATTTTTGCTGCAATCTCGCCCGCTCAAACCGCGTTCCCGTCCATATCGCCCAGCAGTGATGCTGAGCTAAATAAGGCGGGGGCTACGGCCGTAGCGAAGTGTAAACCCACCAACTCAGTTGCAAACCTATCGGTAGCCTTAGGCGAGCTCTATAGAGAGCGCCTACCATCAGTAACTCGATGGGACCAGATCCGACGTGATACGGATCGCGCACGAAGAGTGGGCGACGAGTATCTTAAGTCGGAGTTTGGTTGGATGCCGCTTCTCGGCGAACTGCGGAACTTCGGTTCCGCGGTTACTCGTTCTGGTGAAATTCTTAGCCAGTACGAGAGAGACGCTGGGAAGTTGGTTCGCAGACGGTTCCGCTTTCCAACAGAGAAGTCAACCACTGTGGTGGAGTTGGGCGCGGACGGTGTGCCTTACATGGCAACCGATCCCGCTCAGTTCCTAATACAGGGGAAGACTTTCCAGGGCCGTGTCGTCCGAACAACACAAATTGTTCGGCGGCGCTGGTTTAGCGGTGCGTTTAGGTACTCGCTACCCGTGGGGTACTATTCCCACGATGCGGTTACCAGACACGCGGCTAGGGCTAGTGTTCTTTTTGGTGCTGAGCTCACGCCCAGTACCGTTTGGAACCTAGCACCCTGGAGCTGGGCCGTCGACTGGTTCACGAACGTTGGAGATGTAATTTCCAATGCTAGTGATTATGCCTTCGACGGCCTGGTAATGAAGTATGGGTATATCATGGAACATTCTCTGATCCGTGTAACCTATACTTACCGCGGACTGCATAACATGCAAACATCCGCGGTGCCTCAGCCGGTCTCCCTCCTATCGGAGGTTAAAGTCCGGCGACAGGCCAACCCCTTTGGGTTCGGCGTAACCTGGGAGGGCTTGACGCCCCGACAGATCGCCATAACAATCGCACTGGGTCTTACCCGGTAACGATTGTTGTTGTACTGCCTAGCCAATACGCTAATAGAGGCCTTCATCAGGCCTTAGGAGTGATGCCCATGTCGTTCTCCGATCCGCTGTCCATCACCATCTCTGGCTCAACCGTTAGCCTCCCACGCGTAAGCGTGGGCGACGACACGGCGGAGTACCAGTCCGGTGACGGATTGATCCGAATCGAGGCGTCCCACCAGTACAAGGCGGAACGCACTCGCCGGATGTTCCGGCTCGACACCAACAAGATCGCCTCGGACCCTTTCAGGCCCGCGGAGAACCGTCGCGTGTCGATGTCCTGCTACGTCGTCTTCGACGTGGCTAAGGACGGACACACCGCAGCGGAAGCGCTGGCAGCCTGGGTGGGGCTTAACACCCTACTCACGGCGACCAGCAACGCGAACGTCGTTAAGCTGCTGGGAGGCGAGTCCTGAAACATGGACTTGCTACCCTGGCGGCGCTTGACGTTCGCGTCGCCAGTAGGGGAGGGGGCCAATGCCTAATCGGCGTGGTTCCTCTCGTCGTCCTCATAGGGCTGATAACCCTGGTCGACGCCGCACTGATCTGCCTTTCCGCTCTACTGTTGACAGGAAACTGTTAGTAGTAACGGTTGTGCTGGTCAATGCGCTCTATCTGGCGGGTGATACCCTCTTGCTCAAGAGTGGCATATGCCACTAGAGAATGAGGGGGAGAATCGGTTGGTTGTGCACATAGCACACTACCCAGAAGGCAAGATCCACCCGGATCAACGCCAACTGATTAACGTGCAAGTGTGGCCGGCTGACAAACCGACCCTAGCTGAGAAACTTGCGTATCAGCGCTTCTTAGAATCACTAAAGGTTCTCCGAAGTGCTTCTCGCGCATTTCCTGGCTAGACTAACCAACTGGGCTAGCTACCGGTTAATCCATAAAAAGATCGAGGAAACAACCTCGAAAGGAGCAACGAATATGAATCGTACCCCGGACGAGAAATTGTCCTTGATCCGCCAACTCAGCGGGCAGTCGCTTGCGGCAGGCTCCAACGTAACGTTGGACGAGCTGCTTGAGGACTTCCAGCTGACCTACATGGACCTGTTCGAGACGCGGGAGAGCTTCGAGATGATGTATCTCTTGCTCCACTCCGCACATCGCTCACGGTTCATGTCCCACATGGACGCGCTCCTCGAAGAGGGGCACCTCGTGTGGGTACAGGACGGCGAGGATCACCAGTAGCAAGACGACAGGGCTAGGGATCCGTTAACCTCCAGAAAGGAGACACGGTGAAAAGCCTGACGTCACTCTGGTCCATAACGGCACAAGAACTTGCCGTTAGATGTTGCACTAGCGCCACTCGTGACATAACAACTGTCGCGAGTCGGTACGAACACGAGGGGTTATGGTTTTTAGCCGTAACCCTGGCGGACCTTGGAAAGGCCATCGAAAAATGGCTTGAACAAGGCTTCGTCGGTCCTTCGTCTGACGTCCCGAAGTTCAAATGGGACAGCAGGCTAGGTCGCCCCCGATTCCTCGGAGGGTTCCTTGACCGTGTGTTTGTACCAGGTAGTGGCGTACTCCTGGAAGATCCAGACATTGAGGCAATCTATGCTCTACGTCAGCTAACGCTGATGTTTAGTAAGATCGAGTCTCCTCCTGACCGAAAGGGTCAAGTGTCGGTGGTAACACCGGCGCGAGAGAGACTTGCCATGTCCGGATTTATTCAGTGTGAGCAGGATGTCAAGGTATCCGATGCGATTATGGACCCATCATACATGATGGATTTCCAACGCGTGTCGAATATGCTATACGGGGATGTGTTCACCAAAATGGAGAGAGATCTCCAACACGGTAACTTGTTCCCCAAGCACGGCCCAGGCGGTGTCGCTGATAGACTTACCCAGAACGGGAAGTGGAATCAGCGATCCTGGACTGCTCGTCTTCAGGAAGCAGGAATGTTTCCTGAAGAGTTTCTCCTCGTTAACCAGCAATCCGAAAGGGTTGCGAAGTTGCGGGAGGAGCTTGACATCCTCGAACCCGGAGCCGAGACACCCGTGAGGGTAATATCGGTTCCTAAGACAATGAAAACACCTAGGATAATCGCAATAGAGCCGACTGCTATGCAATACATGCAGCAGGCTCTGGCGCGCTCTCTCCTTAGTGCGGTGAAAGAGAATAGTTTCCTCTCAACCGCTATCGGAATTGACGACCAAGATCCTAATAGGGACTTGGCTCGTCGAGGCTCCCTCACCGGGGACCTCGCTACACTCGATTTGAGTGAAGCCTCCGATCGTGTTTCCAATCAGCATGTACTCGCCATGTTCGAGGATTGGCCTGGTTTGTCTCAGGCTATCCAAGCAACTAGGTCGAGGAAGGCTGACGTGCGAGGTCATGGCGTACAACGTCTGGCCAAGTTCGCGTCTATGGGTTCGGCTCTCACCTTTCCTATCGAGGCGATGGTCTTCTTGACCATCATTCTCTTGGGGATAGAGCGAGAGTCGGGTACGCTGCTGACCAGAAAGGATCTGAAGAAACTTTCTGGTCGGGTGCGCGTCTTTGGGGACGATCTCATTGTTCCCAGAGACAACGTGCTGTTCGTGTGTGACGAACTCGAGACTTTTGGGTTTCGGGTTAACGCCAGTAAGAGCTTCTGGACCGGAAGGTTCAGAGAATCTTGCGGAAAGGAGTACTACGACGGACATGACGTATCCATTGTCAAAGTTCGCCGTGTTCTTCCGCCCACACGACAGTACGCGAGTGAGGTGATCGCAACGGTGGAATTCCGGAACCTAGCTTACAAAGCTGGGCTCTGGCAAACCTCCCGTTGGTTGGATGATTACTTAAGGAAGCTGCTAAAACACTTCCCCAATGTAGCTCCAACCTCCTCATTGTTGGGCAGGGTGTCGGTCCTCGGTTATCAATACGAGCGGCTACACCCAACGACTCACAGCCCCCTAACTAAGGGCTTCTACGTGAGTTCCCAATCCCCTCGGGATCCTCTCGAGGGTGACGGTGCCCTTCTCAAGTGCTTGGCGAGAAAGGCGACGCCCGAACCATACAAATGGTTCGTGTCTGAGCCTGATCCCCTCGACCTCACGGTCGAGAAAGAGCACTTGGAGCGTACTGGACGCCCCAAGCGCGTCGACATCAAGCTTGGTACGAGGTCCCCCTTTTAAGGGGGATTGGGAGCCTTTTGGCTCCCGCGGGAGAGAACACAGTGTTCTCTACGCTTCGTAACGGACCGGCGATCAGTCGATCCACCACGAGCGGAAGCGTAACGTAAGTTACGTACCGGGTTTTAGTATACCCGGGG